AGAGCGCCTTGAATAAAAGCTGTGGCTGTTATATGTACCGGGCAACAGATGAAATATATGGAGATGCAAGGTGGCACCCAAACATCCACATGCCGAAAGAAGCGGCGCGTATCTGGCTTAAGGTTACGAATGTGAGAGTGGAGCGGTTGCAGGAGATTACCATTGACGGTATTCGTAATGAAGGAATTTCTTCTATGGCAGTTCATGCCGGAGATATGGAAATTGCATTGAAAGAGTGGAAAAACCTTTGGAACAGCACCATCAAAAAAACCGACCTTGACAGCTACGGCTGGGAAGCGAATCCTTATGTATTCGTGATAGAATTTATTAGAATTGATAAGCCGGAGGAAATATGAGCAAACGACCAGAAATTACGAAAGAACTTTCTTTAGCGCTTGAAAGATATATAAATCCCAAAAACGACACAAGAATTTATATGGCTAAAGAAGTCACGTTTGATTATGCCACAGGACACGCAATCAGAGTGGATTACATGAGATTTAAGCCTGTGAACAATACAGTCTCTGGGATTGAGAAAGGGGACTTTTACTGTTACGAGATAAAATCTTCTGTTGAGGATTTTCATTCGGGACATGGTTTGAATTTCATCGGTGACTACAATTATCTTGTAATGCCGGAGGAAGTATATGCGGCTGTATCAAAAGAAATCCCATATTCTGTTGGCGTGATTGTGCCAACAGAAAGCACTTGGCGGAATAACTGGAGAGAACTGACCGTAATCAAGAAAGCAAAGCGCAGAAGTAGAGAAAAAGCATTATCGGAAATGCTTTTTATGATGTTTCGTTCCGCGGCGAGAGACAGATATAAATTATCTTAGTTGGAGGTAAAAAAAAATTATGGCTAAAGCAGTATTGATTATGGATATGCCGGAACAGGTTTGCCAGAAATGTACATTATGCTACGAGACGGAGGATGACGAATATCTGTGCTGTGCGGCAGGGAAACTTGTACCAGACGGAGCAAAGCCGGATTGGTGTCCACTTCGGGAATTGCCGGAGAGATCAGATCATCCAGAGCATTGTGACAATGGAAGATTCGACGCAGGCTGGAACGCATGCTTAGATGAAATTTTAAAATAAATCGAAAGGAGCGGAGCTTCCCGGGAAGATGCGCATCGGCTCCTTTTGACAGAATGAAACAAATAGACGGTCAGATAGGTCTTTTCGATGTAAAACCTGTCAATGAAAAGAATGAGTGCCTTGGAGAGCCATGTGCACACTGTGATGTAGAATGGTGTTCCGTTAAATGTTTTATACGCCGCGGCTATATTCGAGACATGCTTTACGGTTTTACAAAAGACAGTGAGGGAAAGCCGCTGAGGAGAAATATTGAAAGCAGAGTCTGTAAAGAGACAAGATTTGATTAGAGAAAGGAGCCGGGACCTATCCGGATAAAAGGCGCGCCGGGTTCCTTTGAGAGAAAATGAAAGATTTAGGCAATTATGAGTGTGATGGTCAGATTGAAATGACGGACTATTTAAAATCCCAGATAAAATGTGGAGCGGTAAAAGATCTGACTGCATGGATCAACAGCCAAGGGAAAGCACAGTACACGCAGATCGGCGAAGTGGTAAAAGATGCGTATGAAAGGCACAAGGATTCTGCTGAACTGGTAGATAGGATCACGAACGCTGTGTCGGTGTATGTGCTTACCCAGTCTGTGGGGTATATGGATTACTTGAGAAGCGAAAGCGGGGTGGTTGCAAATGATTAACGGAGAATTGCTAGTTGATAACTTTGCCGGCGGGGGCGGCGCTTCCACTGGGATAGAACTGGCAACTCGCTATAGCGTTGATATTGCGATCAACCATGATCCAGAAGCCATTAAGATGCACAAAGCTAATCATCCAAACACAAAGCATTACTGCGAAAACGTCTGGGCGGTTGATCCGGTAAAAGCCTGCGGCGGTCATCCGGTGGCACTTGCATGGTTCTCACCGGACTGTAAGCATTTTTCCAAAGCCAAAGGTGGAAAGCCAAAGGATAAAAACATTCGTGGTCTTGCATGGGTAGCCTGCCGCTGGGCGGGGCTGGTGCGACCGAGGGTCATCATGCTGGAGAATGTGGAGGAATTTAAAACTTGGGGACCACTTGGGCGGCGGCACCATCCGATCAAGAGCAAACAGGGCGAAACATTTCGGAAGTTTGTTCAGCAGCTCACAGATTTAGGCTATGAGGTAGAGTTCCGGGAGTTGGTTGCGGCTGATTATGGAGCACCGACCATGCGCAAACGATTCTTCATGATCGCGCGGTGTGATGGAAAGCCGATAGTCTGGCCAGAGCCGACACACGCACCGGCAGACAGTGACGAGGTCAAGGCTGGGCTGCTGAAACCGTATGTGGGAGCATACACGCAGCTTGACTTTTCTCTTCCATGTCCCAGTATCTTTGATAGTTCCGAAGAAATCAAAGAGAAATACGGGATCCGAGCAGTACGTCCGCTGGCACCGAAGACGATGGAGAGAATAGCACGAGGACTGAAAAAGTTTGTGCTGGACAACCCGGAACCGTTTATTGTTCCTATTGGGTACGGGGAGAGGAAAGGACAGGCGCCTAGAGTTCACGACATCGAAAAGCCATTGCCGACTATTGTGGGGAGCGGAAAGCATTATCTGTGTGAGCCGTACATGGTGCAGATAGGGCAGACTGGATTCACAAAGGATCGGAGTATAGTTGTCAAAGAACCTTTGACAACTATCGTGAGCAAAAATGAACATTGTTTAATCAGTCCTACACTTATCCAGTACCATTCCGAGACGGCGCAGGGAGAAGTCAGAGGACAGACAATTAAAGATCCAATCATGAACGTGGATGGTTCGAACCGGTACGGATTGGTTACATCGTTTTTAAGTAAATTTTATAAGAGCGGCACCGGGCAGGATATGAGAGAACCATTACATACCATTACTACATCACCGGGGCATTTCGGGGAAGTCAGAGCGTTTTTGATTAAATACTACGGCGATGCCACAGGACAGGATATAGAGCAACCACTTGATACGGTTACGACACATATTCGGACTTGTGACAATCGAGGGTGTGGATTACCAGATCGTAGATATCGGGCTGAGAATGTTAGAACCGAAAGAGTTGTACGGATGCCAGGGATTTCCGGATGATTACATAATCGACCATGATTATACCGGCAAGACGTATCCGCGGAGCGAACAGGTGCGCCGATGCGGTAATGCTGTGTGTCCACCGATACCGGCAGCATTAGTCAGAGCAAATCTTCCTGAATTGTGCGTAGCGGAACGTATGCCAAACATGAGGATTAAACCAGAGCAGAACGGACAGCTCCGGTTTGCATGAGATCAAACAGCTATAGTCCGCGCCGGCAGTAATGCGGCGGGGCGGAAAGAGAGGATAAAAGATGCCTAGCAAAAAAGTTATGTACGAATGTAAGTATTGTGGTGAAGAGTACCAGAATTACGATGAATGCGAGGAACATGAAAAATCACATATTCGGAATTATGAGGATGCAGATACGGAAGAAATTATCGACGCATTGAAACGGGTGAGTGAATGTGCATATGGCTATCATATTGGCGGAATGGTGATGGGTATGCCGGTTACAAACTTTGAAGGTTTAATGACTGAAGCTGCAAAACGGTTGGAAGAGCATTTAAACTGACCTTTAACCGAGAAAGAGAGGAAAACATGAACGGCGTAAAAAAGGATACTGTTGTAGTAGTTGAAATAGGACAGCCTGTAACTGCAAATGAGCGCGCAGAGGAGTTTAACCTTACTGAGGGACGGCAATATACAGTGCTTGGCTACGATGGGGATATTCTTGTAAAGAATGACTTGGGAAATGAGGAATTTTATAGCAAAGAGTATTTTTATGAGTACCAGGGATTATATAGTATTTAAACTCAAGAAAGAGAGGAATAACAATGTGTAATTGCATGAATGAAGCAATTGAGAAAATTCAGAAAGCAGGAAGATACGAAAGCGTGGAAGCACCGACAGATCTTTTGTCTGGGAAAGCGTATCTGGAATTTGTGGTAAAGGAAAAAGGCAAGAAGAGAGAACGGAAGATGCCGGTGTTACTGCCGCGGTGTCCATTCTGTGGTAAGCCGTACGATGAAAAGCAGATGAAAGCGATTGATTAAGGAGGAGTGAGGAATGTATCAGGACCATCAACAAAGAGGAATATGAGGAAAATACGGGCACTGAGGAAGAAGAACTTTAACAGGGAAAAGGAGCAGTTATGAAAAAGAAAATTTTAGCAGCAATTTTAACAGCAACACTCTTGATCGCCGGATGCAGTGACATGGCAAACGTCAGCGCAGGGCAGGATAATACGATGGTATTGGTAGAAGGTTGGCGGGATTACGGTATCTATGCGGACAAAGACACAGGCGTCATGTATCTGGTGTATCAGCGGAATGGTACCGGATGTACCGTTATGCTCAATGCAGACGGGACACCGAAGATCTGGCAGGGAAAAGAATAAAATATTGGAGGATATTGGCTTATGAAGTTTTCAAAACTGACTAAGCCAGAGCTTGAAGAAATTATTGAAAACGCCAATTTTACGGAGCAGGAAGAGGAAATATTTTCTCTTCTTGCCCGTGGATTTATACCAAAAGAAATATCAATGAAAATTTGTATTCCGCTAAGAACAGTAGAAAGGCGTATCTTTGATATAAAGCAAAAAGTCAAGAGATTGGAAGGTGATTTAAACGGAAAATCTTTCTAAAAGTGAATTGTTGAATTTTGCCATTGAAAATGGTATTATCGACATAGACACCATTCAGAAAAAAATTGAGATGAACGAAAGGAAAAAATTTATTGAAAAACACAAATACAGCATTTGGGAAGGAAAAGACGGTAAGTTTTACACATATTTGCCCGACGAAGAAAGCCAGAGAGGGAAAAAACTTGTAAAAAGAACATCTGAAAAGGCGATAGAAGACGAGATAGTGAAATTTTATAAAGCCATGGAAGATGAACCGACAATCAGCCAAGTATATTCTAGCTGGATTTCTGAAAAATTGGAATATGGTGAAATAACAAGGCAGACAAAGGACAAGTACGAAACGAATTTTAAAAGATTTTTTGAAAATAAGTATTTGCCGATTGCAAATAGAAAAATCCGGTATATTGACGAAGAAATATTGGAATCATTCATAAAAACAGCTATTTCAAAGCTGGAACTTACACAGAAAGCGTACTCCGATATGCGGATATTGATTAACGGAATTTTCAAATACGCAAAGAAAAAACATTATACCAGCTTGAGCATAACCAATTTCATGGGTGATTTAGAAATTTCGGAAAAGTCATTTAAAAGGAATCATAAGTCTGACAACGAATTAGTTTTTTCTAATGATGAAGAGCTTTTGATTGAACAATTCATAATGGAAGACCAACCCACATTGATTGAGCTTGGAATTATCCTGGCATTTAAAACCGGACTAAGGGTTGGAGAAATATCCACGCTTTCATGGTCAGATATTGCAGAAAATAAGATACATATATCAAAGACAGAAATACGATACCGCGACGAAAATGGAAAATATGTGTTTGATGTTCAGAATTTTCCAAAGAGCGATGCCGGATTTAGAGATGTTATAATTACCGAAGATACCAATGAACTTATGAGAAAAATAAAAATGCTTAACCCTTTTGGAGAATATATTTTTATGAAAAACGGTAAAAGGATAAAAGGACAAGCATTTACAAGACGTTTATATGTGATCTGCGATAAAGTTAAAATTGGTGAGCGATCAATTCATAAGGCGAGAAAGACATATGCTACAAAGCTTATAGATGGAAATGTTCCAGAATCTGTAATAAAAACACAAATGGGTCATACTGATATTAGAACAACGCTTGACCATTATTATTTTAATAATAAAACAGAGAGTGAGATGCAAGAATACATTGCGAAAGCACTATCGATGTAAAAGGTAACACGAGGTAACACCTTTAGGTGTAAAGAAACCTAGTATTTATGCGGGTTTGCGGGGTTTGATACCGAGTTCAAATCTCCCTTCCGCTACTATTTTTTTAAAATTGAAAACCTTGTGAAGCCTTGATTTTACTGGACGAAAGGAGATTCTGAATGGTGTCTTTTCTGAAAGCCAAAATCAAAGGTAACACCAAAGGTAACACGAACAAATGTATGGACGCTTGATGCGTTCTTTTTTATTGCAATTTTGGCGGTAATGCGGCGGGAAACAGACGTTATTTAGACGGTATTCTGACGGTTTTACCGTCTTTTTTTATGCCACAATATAAGCAAAGGGAGGGATGATAATGTTTTCTGACGATGTTCTTGAGAAAATTTTTGCCAGAAAAGAATTGCAATCATTAGATTTGTCAACGCAGTCATCTATCATTCACGCAATTGAGGATGTTTTGGAGGAGGTTGAAGAAAATGAACATGAACGGAGTTTATCCGGCACCGGGCTATAGTCAGCAAATTCCTTATCAGGCATCATATGGGTATAATCCATATGGTAATCAGCAAAGAATTGAACAGCCGCAAAATTATTTTCAACCGGCGCAAACACAGCAAATTCAACAGCCACAAATGACGCCTATTGGAATAAATGGGAAAATTGTGCCTTCTGTTGAAAATATTACTGCAAACGATGTGCCGATGGATGGAAGCGTGGCGTTTTTCCCAAAGCAGGATATGTCGGAAATATACGCCAAAAGCTGGAACTCAGATGGTACAATCCGCACAATCGTTTTTAAGCCTGTTTTAAATGATATGACTAACAATTTATCGCATGAGACGGAAAAAATGAAATTTGACCTATCAGACGAGTGCACAGGGGCATTTATGGGAAAGTTTGACGAACTGTTTGGGAAAATTGAACAGTTAGAGGAACGTATTGGTAAAATTCCGGTTCCACAGAAAAAAACTTCTCAAATTAAAAAGGAGAGTGAATCCGAATGAATCTGATGCAAATGATTTTGAACCAAATGATAAATTCTCCGCAGATGCAAAACAATCCAATGGCTAAAAATGCCATGCAGATGTATCAAAGCGGAGATACGGTCGGACTTAAGACAATGGCGGAGAATCTCTGCAAAGAAAGAGGAATTACAGTAGATGAAGCAAAGCAAAAGGTTATGAGTATGTTTAATCATTAGTACATTTTGGGTTGCGCGCACAATAACCGGTTATCCCATTTGTAAATAAATCAGATGGAGGTAAACAAAATGTTTAATGGAAACGCATCTCCTAGTCTTGCTGATATTGCAGCAGTGACAGGAAACGGAAGAAACAATGATGGTATGTGGGGCGGCGATGGCTGGTGGG